GTCATTAGTCTGCTCGGCTACTTGGTAACGTTTTTAATGCGTCTATTACCTGCGTGGCCTGTTCAGGGCTTAACGTTTCAAGGGTCACCGCGTCGCTGTTAAGCGTTACGGCTATGTAATCGTGTAACGCCGCTTCGTCAAACCCTGCACCCTTGGCCAACGATTTAATAAAATACACCTGTTTTTGTGTTGCTTGCTTAGGGTAGTTGTTTGTGGTTTCGCGTCTAATTGGCGCTATTTGTGCGTCAGGCTTAGCGGGGTTTTGACGGGCTTGTATTTCGTTTTTGCTTGCAATGCTTTTGTTAATCCCAAAGCCCATATAGCCCAAAGCGCGGCCTAACGCTGAAGTCATACCTACCATGAATTCACTATTTTTTGTGTACGGGGTTTTGCCGGGGTATGGTTCGGCAGCTGTAGCAATAGCGGGTATCGGGTCGGTTTCGTCGCGCCAAACGGTCACGGTGCAACGGTAAAACGTGCTTCCGTCAGGCATGGTTACTACCTCTGCCGCGGTTTCTTGTATTCGTAGGTTTGGGTGCTGCTCTAACGCCTCTTTTAAGCGTGTAGGAACATCTACGTAATTATCTATGTTAAATGCCATTTTTGTATGCTGCTTTCTTACAAGTGCCGGGGTGAAAATACAACGTACGGTCGTGTGTTTTGCTTGCTTTGTAGGCGTAGGTTTCTACACCACATTTCGGGCATTTTCTCACGTCGGGTTTGTCTTTCATGTCGGGTTAAATTTGTGGGGGTAACGTATTCATTGGGTGTAACAAAGTTTGTGTTGTTTTGAAACATGGCAACGGCATATATGGTGCCCACCGTTCTACTTGCATTGTTTCATACAAGGTATTCCAGCCGCGCAAAACAACCGCTTTGTTTTCTTTGTCTAAGGTTGCTAATACATATATGGCGGGTTTGTCAAAGTCGCGGGTAAGTAAACAACCGTCGGGGCGAGGTGTTGTGCGTACCTCATAGCGGCCTACGTCGTTTGCTTTTGGGTCGTATGGTTCGTAACCCCAATAAACGTTAAGGTATTTTGCTAACGCGAATTCACCTAGCGCGCCTATTTTGTCGGGCAAAGTGTTTTTAAATTCGCCTTTGAACCGGTCTTGGTGTTGGTTGTGTTTGGCGTTTTCGTGGCGTAGTTCAGCTACGGCGTATGCGTAGTTTATTTCCGTCGGGGTTAAATAAACAGTAGACATTTAGCCGCCTAATGCCTCTATTGCTTCGCTAACGGTTTTCCATGCGGCTTCGTTGCCGGATAAGTCAAGGTCTACCGCTAGGTGTTTTAGGCGCCCAATTAAATCGGCGTGTTTAGGTTTGTACGGTATGTGTGCGGGCCTGCAAATTTCGTCTAACAAGTTTTTAATTACTGTTTCGTGCCGCGCTAACGCGTTTTGTGTCGGGTCTAACATACGTCGGGTATCCTCACTTAGTCCGTATTCGGGGTAGGGCTGTTCTTGCATTACTTGCTTGTTTTCCATGGTGACCAACCGCTATTGGCCCATATCGCAACCATAGCGCGTGTGTTTACCTCGGGTGTGTATAGGTCGTCGCAATCGGTAACAATTCCTTTAGCTTGTAACCAACCAATGGGCCAATAGGTGGACGGTAGGCACCAAAAGCCGTTAATTTGGTAAATCCCGTAGCTACCACCGTTTGGGTCTGACGCGTTGTATGCGTCGCTAGTACATCTGCTTTCACGTACGGCGACGCGTAAGGCTGTTTCTAGTTCGCTAGGCGGTAATCCCTCTGCTAGGGCTAACGTCGCAACCTGCGCGCACGTGGTGACCAATGCGGGCAAGGTAGTGGTAGTAGTCGTTGTGGGTAGAACAGCGGGCACTACAACGGGTGCGGGTGCTTGTGCGTTACTTGGGGAAAACGCAAAAGAAACGCCTAAAAGTAGGGTTATTAAGCCTGTGGCTATTCTGTGGGTAATTAATGCAATCATGGTTAGCGCCTTTCCATTTGGTAGGGGATACCCCACGTACCATGTGCCGGGCTTTTAAACACTAATTGTGTGTGTAAACAATCAAACGTTGTAGGGTCTCTAAAGAGCTGCACCATTACTTGTTGCCCTGTTTCTAGGGTAGTGATGTAGCACTCGTAAAGAATGGTTCGTGGCTCTGTCATAGGTTTAGGCTTTCCGTCGGTAGAAAAACCCTAGCCAATGATTGTTACACGGTTGCGGATACCTCAAACACGGCTTGAAATGCGGCTTTTACGGCTTCAGGGTTATCGGCCATGCCGGGCGCTATTTCAATATGCCACCAATCCCCACCGGGCGCATTGCTAACGGTTTTGGTTTCGTAGGTTTTCCATGCTTGACGGTCGCAACGCCAAGATTTACCCCACGGTTTAGGCCAGTAATCAATTACGATTTGTACGCCCAATTGGTTGGCGTTTGCCACAACTTTATCTATAAATTGTTTTGACGTGTTACGGCCCGTTGCTACGCCTTTAGTGTCTGTTTTTCTGTAGCTTAAATCCATTGCGCGCCCTGTTGCGTGTACTGACATTGTGCCCGGTTTGCCTTTAACGTCGCGTTGCCCAAAGGTGCCGTTATTCCACAAAGCGCCACCCGAATACTTCGCGGCTTGCCGTACCCATTCTTCGGTGCCGGGGCGTTTAGCGTTTGCGGGTCCGTCGCTGTTTCCTAGATAGTCGCGCGCACCCACTACGCCGGGCTTTGCTTTAGCAATCATTTTTTTAGGCCATAGGCCAAGTCTTTAGGGTTAATTGCCCTAAGTACGGTTGGTGCTACAGCTGCAATAGCGGCTTTTAGTAGGTCGTTTGGGTTGGTGTTACCGGTCATGTATAACGCGGCTGCCGCTGCGATAGCGCTGTGAAAATAGGTGTTTAGCATTGCTTTGTTAATTGGCATTGTTTACCTCGTTTTGTTTTGGTTTGCTTTTAAGTCCGTTGCCAGCTACAAGGCCCGATAATGTGCCGGTCAGAAACACGCATAAGGTGGATAGCAAGTCAATTATTTGGGCGTCTGTTGGGGCTTGTTCCATAGGTTGGTCTACAAACAAAATGCCGTATATAAATGCAATGATTGTAAACGCAAAACACGCGGCCATAATGCGGCCTACAAAAACTATTAACCCTGCGTGGTGTTGTTCGGGTGTTTTATTCACAAGCGGCCTTTGTAAAGCATTGGTACGTTGTATTGCTTTTGCTAATTGTGCAAGCACTACAAGCCCACCAAACTACGGCTATGAGTAGCGCGTAACCAATAAACGGGCGCCATCGCATTATTCAGGCGTTACAGGTTCCGGGATTGCTGCCCATTGGGCGTCCATCGTTGCTTGTGATGGTTTTGGTGATGGGTCTAGCCATTCAATGCCGTCATATTCTGTGCCGTAAATCGCCCACAAATAGCCCATGTAATTGGTAACTAAAACGGTTTCGTAATTTGTTGGGCCGGTCACGCTAATACTTCCATCAAAATCATATTGCTTACTGAACTGTCACGCTGAGCAAAAACCGCGGTACTCGCAGAGTTTGTGCGTATTCCCAATGTGTAAACCTGTGCCGATGTCGTATTTGGGCTGTCTAGTTTTGTTATTGATTGCGAAACCGAAGAGTTTCCACCCGTATAAAAATTAAAAGAACCTATGTTTGTTCCTGCAACAGTTCCCCTAAACAACGCGGTAATGTTTCCGCTAAACACGCTTCCATCTTGGCCTAATGAAGCACCGACAATAATTAACACTTTGCTAGTCGTGGCAATAGGGGTAATAGTTGCCGTTAAGTTTGTAGTTACAAACGAAGTGCTAGTAGTTGTAACTGTTGTAGTAGTAGTTCCCTCAATGACTTGGCCAATTTTTCCGCCCAAAGTTAGCCAAGCCGACCCGTTATAAAACTGGGTTTGATTGGTTGCCTCAATAAACGCGTATTGGCCCTGTGCTAAAACTTTTTCGCCTGTGCCACCGAAAGCGGCATCACGCGTTGTAGTTGTAGCAAAAACGGGAATACCCGTATTTACTTGCGTCATCTCGGCAGCTGTAAGAATTTCGCCAGCGACAAAAGCCGGTACCGCGGTTTGTGCATTTAATCCCATAGTGCCCCTATCCTAAAACATTTTCGGCGTCAAGTACGCCATATAACGGGTCATCTAATATTAGTTCGTAAACAATTGTAGTGGGGCTTGTAAACAGCGCTACACGGTGCCCGTTTAACGTTATGGTATGTTCTATGCCCTCTACGCTTAGTTCTTGGGCAAGGGTCATAGTGGTATTGCCGGTTATAAATTGCTTTTCTATGCTTATTGTGTCGTTAATGTCAATAATGGCTACGGTGTCACGTTGGGCGTCAGTAAGGGCACCAAACACCGTTTCTACGCTGTTATAGCGGGCTTCCGGGTATGGGTCTAAAAGGTAGGTTGCCGCTGCCGCTAGCTCGCTGTTGTCTAGCAAGCTATTGGTAATGCTGTTGGTTTGAATAAAAAACGCGGCTTGGCTAGCCAAATCTTCGGCGGTTGCTATGGCGTCGTTAAGGTTTTCTATAAGTACACGGTTTTTTACTTGGTCAGCCTCAAAGGTAATACCTAGGCCGTCGTAAGGTATTGCGGTTCCGTCGTCGTGAAAGTCTGCGACGCTACCGGAAAGGGTTGTACCGGTTCTAGGGGTAAAGGTCAGTACGCCATCACGCGAAATAAATAATCGTCCAAATTCGGCGGTTTGGTTTATTTGGGTTAAATACGCTAAAACGTTGGTGCCAGCGGGAACAGTAAAGGCGCTGTCGTGGCCTAGGTTTACGGTACCCGGGTCAATGTTGCGGGCCGCGCCGGTTGGGTAGTCCACCTCGGGTAGGTCTAATACGGTTTCTATACGTTCGCCTGATGTTTCTACCGCTACGTTTAATTCGTCCATATAAGTTTGGCTAAGCAAATAAAAGTTGTCAGCGCAATAGACAATAACTTGGTCTAAGCCGTCCAACGAAAAATTGTACTCATAGTTTACAATTCGGCCACGGTACAAGTATTCGGGGTTGTCGTTTTCGTCGTAGCGGATTAGTTCCACGGCGCGCAATGGTGCCAAACCCGGTAGGGCTTCGGGGGTGTTGTAGTACGGGCTGTTTTCGTCAAACGGGTTAAATACGCCGTCGGTGTCGTTTATGGTAAATGACATTGTGCCCGCGCTAAATTGGTCGCCTTGGTCACGGCGGCCCCGTCTAACGTTTATTTGTGTTGCGCTTGCCGTTATGTCTGCAAAATCGGTTGTAGGGCCTAGCGG